TAAAAATATTCCAGGCACGAAATGGAACGAAAGTGAGTTAAGATGTGATTTAGTTAATGGCTCAAGAATAACATTATTGTCATCAGAAAATTTTGACAGCATTCGTGGAATTTATTTAGATATGGTTGCGATTGACGAGCTAGCTCAGGTTTCGCAAGGATTGATAGATGAAGTAATAACACCAGCTCTTTCAGACAGAAGAGGAAAGATGTTTCTAATCGGAACACCTAAAGGAATGAATAATATATTTTATGACTACTATAATAAAGCTCAAGCGGATGATAAATGGTTTTTATATAAAGCTAAAGCTTCTCAAACAAAGATTGTTGACGAAGAAGAATTAGACGCTGCTTTGTCCGTAATGGGTAAAGCGAAATTCGACCAAGAATATGAATGCTCATTTATTGGCAATATAGAAGGATCTATCTATGGAGAGCTAGTCCAAGATTTAGACGATGATGGTAAAATAGGTGCAGTTCCTTATGATCCAAGTTTACCAGTTAATACTGCTTGGGATATTGGCTATAACGATAGTACATGTATTATTTTTTTCCAACTGCTAAACCATCAGATTAATATTATTGAAACTTACGAGGATGATAACGAAGCGTTACCTCACTATATAAAATTTTTACAAGACAAAGATTATATTTATGACACTCACTATGGACCATTTGATCTGGACCAAACTGAGTTCAGTAATGGTAAAACAAGAAGAGAAGTAGCAGCCGCACTTGGAGTTAGATTTAGATTAGCACCAAGACTACCATTAGAAGACGGTATTCATGCTGTTAAGATGTTGTTGCCTAGATGTAGAATAGATAGCGATAACTGTTCAGATCTACTAATAGCTCTTAGACATTACCATAGAAAGTTTAACGACAAAGAAAGAATTTTTAAACCAAAACCCGTTCATGACTGGTCAAGCCATATGGTCGATGCGCTTAGATGTCTTGCAACTGGTATTGATGACAATAGACAAACTAATAAAAATCTACAGCGTGTAGCTGATAGCAATTATCAAATAATATAAGGAAATAATTATGCCAATGGTAAACGGAAAAAAATATGCTTACACAAAAAAAGGTAAAGCAGCAGCTAAGAAAGCTAAAATGAAAAAAGGTAAAAAGAAAAGATAATGTCATTTATTGCAAAAATATTTACACCGAAAGCTCCACCACCTCCAGTTATTAAGTTACCAGAACCAGCAGAAGTTCCTAACTATGACGATGGAGCAGATGCAGAAGAAAGAAAAATGGAAGCTGCAAAAGAATTAAAAGAAACTATGAGAAAACGTAGAGGAAGATCCTCTACAATATTAACTTCAAGATCTGGTCTTAATGAAATTGAGGAAGATGAGATTAATAAGAAAACTTTATTAGGATAAGTCATGGGCGGATTTGTAAGAAAAATAGTTAAAAGAGGTATAGCAAAAAAAGTTATAAAACCAGTTGCTAAACCAGTTCTTAAAACTCCAGAACAAGGAAAAAAAACTTCAGAGGCTTTAGATAAAAAACTTACTGAGAATGCTGACAAAGGTAATCAAGAAGCTACTGCATTATTAAATAAAAGAAAAGGTAGAAGAGCAACAATTAAAACAACTTCATCTGGATTAAACGATGAAGAAATTAAAAAGAAAACTTTATTAGGATAATTTATGGGCGGATTTGGCGGAGGAAATTCAAATGGAGGAAATGGTGGTAGAGCTAGTAATCCTAATCAAAGATCTGGTGCATCAGAAGCAAGATCATCTAAAAGTAAATCAAATAATGATAGAGGCAGTAATAATCCAATAGTTAATTATATTAAAGGTGGTGGAATTATTGGTGCTGCTGTTAGAGGCTTAAAAAAAGCTAGTAAGAAATCAAAACAAAACGCAATGGATTATGAAGGTCAAGCAGCTGGTGTAACTCCAATGAGAAGTCCAGCAGCGTCTCCTAGAGACGGTGGAGGAGATAATAATAATTATTCAAAAACAGAAACTCCTCAAGGTATAGAATTAGCAAAACAATCTACTACAAGCGCTACAATCTTAGGTCCAGCAGAAGTTCAAAAAGAAGCTGCTAACACTATTAAAGGACCAACAAGTCCAGAAATGTCTGCTGCTCAAATTTCTGTAGCTAATAAAAGAAAAGGAAGAAAAGTTACAAATCTTACATCTAAAAAAACATTAGATAGAAATTACACACTAAGCAAAAAAACTTTACTAGGAGGCTAAATGGCTAAACGAGGTTTATACGCTAACATCCATGCGAAGCGTAAAAGAATTAAAAAAGGCAGCAAAGAGAAAATGCGTAAAGCTGGTCAAAAAGGTAGACCAACTGCTAAACAATTTAAAAGAGCTGCTAAGACAGCTAAGAAAAGATAATGCAAGATCAACAAGCAAGAAAAAAAGCAGCAGATCTTAAAAACAATCTATCAAGATTGATGGAGAAAAGATCTAACTGGGAGACGCATTGGCAAGAAGTAGCTGATTATATGTTGCCTAGAAAAGCTGATATTACTTTAGAAAGACCTAGAGGCGATAAAAGACATACACTTATATTTGATGGAACTGCTATTCACGCTTTAGAATTATTAGCTAGTTCATTACATGGAATGCTTACATCATCTGTTAATAGATGGTTTGGTTTAAGATACAAAGAAACATTAGTTAATCAAGATGATCAAGCTAGAGAATGGTTAGAAGATGTAACTGATAAAATGTATCTAGCAATATCAAGATCTAATTTTCAACAAGAGGTGTTTGAAACTTATTTTGATTTAATTGCTTTTGGAACTTCTTGCTTACAGATAGAAGAAGATAAAGACGACATCATACGGTTTTCATCAAGACATATAAAAGAATTATATATTTCAGAAAATGCTAAAGGCATGGTCGATTGTATTTACAGACGATTTAAAATGACTGCTAAAGCAACTGTTGAAAAATTTGGTATTGATAATGTTAGTTCTAAAACATTAAATACTTTTAAAAAGTCTCCGTTTGAAGATATAGAATTATGTCATGTTGTTAAACCTAGAGATATGTATAATCCTAGAAAAGAAGATAAACAAAACATGCCTTATGTTTCTTGTTACTTTGAATATGATAGTGGACATATTATTTCTGAAGGTGGTTTTAAAGAATTTCCATATGTTGTTCCAAGATATTTAAAAGCATCTAATGAGATTTACGGAAGATCTCCAGGAATGAATGCTTTACCTGATGTTAAAGTTTTAAACAAAATGGTAGAAGTTGGAATGAAGGCTGCACAAAAGCAAGTTGATCCACCTTTGCTAGTACCTGATGACAGTATGTTAATGCCTATTAGAATGTCTCCAGGATCTATAAATTATTATAGAAGTGGTACTAGAGATAGAATTGAAACTTTAAATATTGGCGCAAACAATCCATTAGGATTAAATATGGAAGATCAGAGACGACAAGCTATCTCTGCAACTTTTCATGTTGATCAATTATTAATTACTGAAAACCGTAATATGACAGCAACAGAAGTTGTCCAAAGAAATCAAGAGAAGATGAGAATACTTGGTCCAGTATTAGGTAGATTGCAATCTGAATTACTACAACCAATGATTATTAGAATATTTAATATTATGTTAAGAAATGGTTTATTTCCAGAGGCTCCAGAAATTTTATTAAATCAAGAAGTAGATGTTGAATATGTATCTCCAATGGCTTTAGCTCAAAGAGGAGAAGAATTAAATTCTATCGTTAAAGGCTTAGAATTATTTGGAAACATATCACAACTAGCACCACAAACTTTAGATTACATTGATCCTCCAGGATTAATTAAAAACTTAATTAAAATTCTTGGGCTACCAGCAACCATGATTAGATCAGATGAGGAAGTCCAACAAATAGCAGAAGAGAAAGCAGAGGCAAATCAACAACAAGCTGAAATGCAACAACAGATGGCTGAAAGTGAAATGGCCAGAAATGTAGCACCAGCAGTCCAGGCGGTATCTAATGCAGAACGAGAACAACAACAGTAAAAATAAAATAAAAGAATTAATTAAAAACTATAAATCAGTTTTTGGATCAGACGATGGCAAAGTAGTCATGGATGATCTTGAAAAAAGATGCTTCTACAATACGTCAACGTATAATAGTAAGGAGCCAAACGAAACAGCCTTTTTTGAAGGACAGAGAACAGTTCTGTTATTTATAAAAGGCATGATCAATCATAAGGAGTAATCTATGGATCAGACAACTGAGCAAACTGCTCAACCTGATGTAACGCAGACAACTACTACGCTTACAGCAGAACAAC